ATACGGCTTTTGCCTATCATAAAAAACTAACGGAAGAAGAGGGCTTCGATCCTAATTCAGATGAATACTATGCTGAGATAAATAAACGAATGCAACTTGACTTCCCGCATAAATTTGGTAAGACTGAATCACAGGAATCGACTAAACTAACACAAACAGTAGCTTCGGCGAAGCGAAGTGTAAATCCTAGTCGCAAAACTGTCAGGCTCACATCATCTGAAGTTGCAATCGCCAAAAAATTAGGTGTGCCACTTGAAGAATATGCGAAACAATTAAAAATCATGAAGGAGGTATAAGCATATGGTTGACGAAAAAATTAAAACTTCCCGTGCGAGTCAAACTAGAGAAAAAACTATTAAAAAAGCAGTTTGGACTCCCCCATCATCTTTAGATGCACCCCCTGCGCCTGCAGGATTTCATCACAGGTGGATAAGGGCTGAAACTATGGGCTTTACAGATACAAAGAACGTAGCCGGCCGATTAAGATCGGGTTATGAACTCGTAAGAGGAGATCAGTACCCAGGATCGGAATATCCAGTGGTGACGGAAGGCAAATACAAAGGGGTAATCGGAGTTGGTGGCCTATTGCTGGCAAGGATACCAGAAGAGATCGTCAAAGCGCGCGATGAGTATTTTAGAAAAATGACTCAGGATAAAGATGACGCGATTGAAAGCGATCTCATGAAGGATCAGCACCCAAGTATGCCGATCAATGCTGAGAGGCAGACTCGTGTAACCTTCGGTGGGACTAAGAAAGACTAATTTATTAGCGATTCCTAACCCAACGAAATTTTATTAATCGTTTACAGAGCAATCTGTAAACTTAAGGAGAAATACTATGGCAAACCAAGACGCGCCTTTTGGTCTAAGACCAATCGGCAAATTGGGCAGCAATAGAGAAGCAGCAGGAACTACAGAATACGAAATTGCAGCTTGCGCATCCGCTCTTTACCAAAACCACGTTGTTTCAGCGTCTGGTGCTGGTATCGCAGTTGGTGCAGCAGCTCAAAGCAGTGCGTTAATGATTGGTTCATTGCAAGGTGTTTTCTTTACTGACTCAACAACTAACAAGCCTACTTTTGCGAATAACTTGAAAGCAAGTAATGCCGCAACGGACATTAAAGGCTTTGTCACAGATGATCCTTTTCAGTTATATGAAGTACAATCAGACAACGCTAGTGCCTCCGCTCAAGGAGACATTAATTTAAATGCTGATATTGTAGTAGCAGCAGGCTCTTCGCCTCACTACGTTTCTAAAACTGAACTAGGAGACTCTACATTAGCGACGACAGCCGCTAATTTAAGAGTTGTGAATTTGTCAGATGATCCAGACAATAGCGATTTAACAGCCGCTAACGTTAACTGGAAGGTTATTATCATCGAACATTTCTACACAACTACAACAGGAGTATAGGAGTATAAATTATGGCTATATCAAGAGGACAACTAGTAAAAGAACTAGAGCCAGGATTGAATGCACTATTCGGCCTGGAGTACAAAAACTATGCTAACGAACATGCTGAAATATTTGATCAAGAAAATTCAGACAGAGCTTTTGAAGAAGAAGTTATGTTATCTGGATTTGCAAATGCTCAAGTAAAAGCAGAAGGACAAGGGGTTGTTTTTGACAGCGCTAATGAAACCTTCACTGCTCGTTATACGCATGAAACAATTGCTTTAGCGTTCGCAATCACTGAAGAAGCGGTTGAGGACAATTTGTATGACAGAATCGCATCTCGTTATACAAAAGCATTAGCTAGATCTATGGCTAACGCTAAACAAGTTAAAGCAGCAAACGTGTTAAACAGAGCGTTTAACAGTTCATATACTGGCGGTGACAGTAAGGAACTTTGTGCAACGGACCATGCTATTGTAGCTGGTACAGAGCAGAATGAACTTACTACTGCGGCAGACTTAAACGAAACTTCATTAGAGCAAGCATTAATTGATATTGCTGCGCTTACTGATGAACGTGGTTTAAAAATTGCGGCTCAAGGGAAAAAAATGATTGTTCCTTCTGCGCTTCAATTTACTGTTGAGAGATTGATGAAATCTCCAGGTAGAGTTGGAACAGCTGATAATGACATCAATGCAGTTGTATCTATGGGAATGGTTCCACAAGGTTATGTGGTTAATCATTACTTAACTGATACAGATGCTTGGTTCATTAAAACAGATGTACCAAATGGACTAAAACACTTTGTTAGAGCACCAATCAAAACTGCTATGGAAGGCGATTTTGAAACTGGTAACGTTAGATACAAAGCTAGAGAAAGATACAGCTTCGGCTGGTCTGACTGGCGTTGAGTCTTCGGATCACCAGGTGCGTAATAGCAACTAAAACAAATTAATGAGGCGGCCTCAAAACCGCCTCATTTCGTTTATAAAGATAGAAATTACCTATGAAAAACTTCAGAATTCAAATCCGATATTGTGGCTATAGCGCTGACTTTAAAGTTACGTGTGAAGATACCCCTCAAGGTATTGAAAAAGCAATCCTTGACAAACTAGGAAAAAATGAGGTAAAGTTCGAAAAAAATGGATTTACCAGTAAAACTGGCAAATGGATAACCTATGAGGAGGTTAGTAATGACCGAAGACCTATACAATACGAAACGGTCCTTGGAGTTAGAATGGCAACACGAGCACCTGAAGGACGGGAAGCATAATATTCGGATGATCGAGATCAATAGACAAATCCAGGATGTTATTAAAGAGATCATTGCCAAAGAATTTGAAGAAGATACTCTTCAAACTAAAATAAACGAAGTCCAGGGCCAAGTTTCGATAGCCACTTAAGCGCTATCAAAAATCACACATTACCGTAGGGATACCTTGCGCTGAACGCAAAAGTAAGTTATAAAAAATTACTAAGTTTTTATATTCATAAATTGGTCATTTTTTGCTTAGTAAAAATGGCTGGCGCTAGGAGGCGCTGATTATATGACAACACACTTTTCAAGTGGAGTAACAAACGTTAAAGGTAAACAACTAGGTACTTCTTTATTTAGTGGTATCAAGCAACCTTTAATAACAGGTGGAACATCACCTCAGGAATTCGCTTATCAAAATGATTTCCAAACTTACAATGCAAGTGATTGGCAAACAGTAACATCAACTGGTGGATCTGATTATACATTAGCAGATTATGCTTTTGGATGGTTGAGAATGGGAGATGGCGCTCCAACAGCTGCAGAAGTCACAGGAGTAGCTGACTATGAATGCTGGCAGTACAGCTCCACTAGAGCATGGTACTTCGAAACTAGATTATCACTTACCGATGTTAGTGAAGCAGACATTTGGGTTGGATTTGCACAAAATGCTTATGCAGATTCAGCCACTTTACCAACTGATGGTATTGGATTCTCTCATTTACAGGATACAACTACAATTCAATTTGTATCTAGAAAAAATGGGGCGGGTGTATCTTTCGATATGTTAGATTCAGCTGGGGGAAGTACTTATACTTTTGAAGATTCTAGTATAGCAACACAAAGTGCAACGGTATTAGCAGTACCATCTAACCCTGTTAGATTGGGATTCTTATTCCAACCGATAGGTTCAGCACCAGGTGTTACAGCTGTTCAGTATCAACTTTTCTTAGATGGTAAGTCCGTTGGAACACAAGCAGCAACAACTGTTCCTGATGATGTAGAAATAGGTCTTAATATGATGATCGCTCACAAAGGAACTGTAGCTAACGACTTAAATATTGACTACGTTCAAACGGTTCAACAAAGATAATAAAATTATTCTAAGCTCCTTCGGGAGCTTAGAAGATTAAAGGAATTAAATTATGCCAAACGTATCGAACGTAAAAACAAAATTTTTTGGACCTGTTACTGCGACAGATGCTGATGGAATTTCTACATCAGCCTCTATTTCAGGTGCAGCAGCTTTAACGATTAATGGAACATTAACGTCTGGCGGTAGTTATACGGCTGGCGATAATATTGGCCAAATAATTACCATTACCTCAGCTGGTGATGACACAGGAATAACTTTCACAGTAGTAGGAACCGATGCTGTTGGAGATGCACAAACTGAAGCAGTTACTGGAGCGGATACCGATGTAGCCTCAAGTAGTGGTTATTTTAATACCGTGGCTTCCATTACAACTAGCGCCTCTAGCGATGCAGCTGTTACAGCTGGCGTTCTTGGCAGTTCAGATGCTGGCGAAATGGGAACCGGTACAGTATTTGCAGGCAGAACTAGAATTCGAGGATTGCAAGGTTTAAGCGCAGCAACTGCGGGAAATCTTTTATTTAAAAATACATCGGTGACTGGAACAACTTTATTTACGGTTCCAACAAGTACTAGCACAACTGATTTAATTGAACCTTATGTTCCAGATAATGGAATTTTGTTTAAAGCAGGAGCATATATCAGTTTGCCGTCAGGTGTAGTGGACACTGTAACAGTATTCTACGACGGTTAATAAGGAGACTGTATGGCTAACACGACATCCGGAACAGCAACGTTCGGGAAAACGTTTGCAATTGATGATATTATTGAAGAAGCTTTCGAGAGATGTGGTATTAGAGGAGTCGCTGGTTACCAGTTAAAAACTGCCAGACGCTCTTTAAATATCATGTTTCAAGAGTGGGCGAACAGAGGTATTCACCTCTGGGAAATTGCCGATGGTTACTTGACTCTTGTCGCTTCTACCAATCAATACCTTGGCTATCGTTCAAGCGCCGATGGAACTTCAACTTTATTAAATAGTGCGGGTGCCCCTTTATATGGTCCCGATGATGTTTTTGAAGCTTCTTATAGAAGCAGTGCTGGCACAACAAGTCAATCCGATAGCCCTTTAACAAAAATTTCAAGATCCACTTATTCTTCTTTATCTAATAAATTAGCATTAGGCCAACCTTCACAATACTGGGTGCAAAGATTTATTGATAGAGTGACAATTACTTTATACACAACTCCAAGTTCAAGTCAGGCTGGAGATAGAATTCAATTTTATTACATGAAAAGAATCGAAGATGCAGGCGCTTATACCAATGCAGCCGATGTTCCTTATTATTATATTCCCTGTATGTGTGCAGGTTTAGCTTATTATATAAGTATGAAATACTCACCAGACAGAACACAAAATTTAAAATTATTATATGAAGACGAATTACTAAGAGCGGAGGCAGCAGATGGTTCGGAAGCGAGTACTTTTATTACTCCAAAAACCTATTATCCATCTAGCGCATAATTATGGCTCGATTTGCACAAGGAAAATTTGCACTAGCAGTATCAGACATTAGTGGACAATCATTTCCCTGGAATGAAATGGTTACCCAATGGAATGGATTGTTTGTTCATTATTCTGAATTTGAATCGAAGCAGCCCCAACTCGATCCTAAACCTAGTGCAGCGGATCCAACGGCTTTAACAAAATCACGACCTCAACAACCTTCTCCGGATACTTTAAGATTTTTATCTTTTAACCCTTTAACCACTTATGCGGCAGCTTCAGGACTGATGAATGTTTATTCAGTCGATCATCAAAGAAGTTATGGTAATACCGTAAGATTTAGAGGACCCCCTACGACTTCTCCTGGAACAGGAAGTGCTGATACGGTAGGAGATGATGGTCCAGTTGCAGGAACTCCCGTTCCGGGTTTTGCGAGTATTGCAAACATAGATGGAATATCGGGAGCGACGATTTGTGGGTCTTCAGGATTTTCAGTTGTTCCAGGAAAATATACTTCTGTTACAACCACTTTAGCGGCAGCTATTACTTCAACAACTGCAACTACTGGAATTACTTTAACAAGCTCAACTGATTTTAAAACCAGTGGACCGTTTATTCCTACGATTAATAATCCAAGTGGAACTCCTACGAATGCTATTTTAGTGGGAACTGAAATTATTACTTATACAGGAATTAGTTCAGCTGTTCTAACCG